ATCTGCAGATATACCAGCTGCGGTACTACCATCCTCGTTGATTGCCGCATATATTTCAGCAGCTGTAATTTTCTTATAATCAATTACGTTTGGTTTACCGTTTGGATCTGGTATCTTATTACCGTTATCATCAAGAACAAAGTTATTATCTTCGTCTACTTGATACTTTATAATATTACCATTGGCATCTGTTTCATAAATAGGTTCGAACAAACCAGCTATCAGACCTATCTTATCAGGAAGAATCTCTAATGCAGATAATTTCTTACGTAATGCCGTTAGCTCATCCTTTATATCGTTGTCGTCATACTCTGTGATCATACCCAACGTTATAGAAGGTTCGTATATAGGGTCTCCGTTTATATCGAACATAGGATCTCCATTGGCGTCAGTCTTTTGCCTTATGACGTTCATAGATAAGAGAGCTGTGAAGATATCATGCTTTAACGCTTTTAAGAATTGATTATCTGTATCAACCGTGGTAGACCCTTCTGGTAAATTAAGACCTTCTATTTCTGTTAGTAGATCGTTAATCGCATTTGTTAATTGATCAACAATCCTATTCTTCTCACTTTCGAACTCACTTATTTTAGTATCTATCTACTATGCTATTTCATCATAAGTAGGAGTATGTGTAGGATCTACCTCCGAACCACCGCTTCCACCAGGAGTAACGCTCTCTAGTGCATGAATTATGGAGTTTACAGTATCAACTATATCCTACAATTCCTATGCATATAGAGTGTTATGATCATGAAATTGTTTATTCTCTATTTTACTTTGTATCTCCATAATTATTCGCCTCCTTGATTTTGTTCTTCATTAGATGGTGTTGTCTCTGGTTCAGATGGAGTAGGTTCCGGTTCAGATTGTTGTTCATTTGCTACAAGATCTGGATCAGAAGAGTTGTATGGATTGTTTGGATGTTCGTATCCGTATCTAAATACGCTAAAATACCCCTGATTTGTAGTATCCTTGTCGTTGCTCTCTATGTTCACAGTACATTGAGATTTATAAATAGGATCATCGCCAGATTGCCATTCTACCCATTTCTTAAAGTTTCCGTCTCCAAACGTTCCTACAGGACACGATATAGTATAGAATCTATGCTGTTGATATGGAATATCTGTATCATTTATTACCGTATCTGGCACAAACTTACATGCGCTCATATTGCTATTGTAACCAGGTATTCTAGCTTTCATGTCTTTATGGCTCATGTTCTCAAAGTGTCCGTATGTCAGAACTTTGGTTATATCGTCCCAATTCAATACAGCAACTCTCTTACCTTCATCCGCATAAAGCATATCATAACCAAGTCCTCCAGGATAATATATAATATAATCGTTCAGCGCGGATGGTTTTATATGGTATTGTCCATATACATCGGTTACTCCACTAGTAACTGCTTGTCCTGCTTCTAATACTGAACTGGTAGAAAAAGCTTTCTTTGTAGAGAAAGTAGTATAGTCGTTCGGCATTCCATGCTGCACGTCCACATATTCTACGACAGGCGGTCTTTCTATATCAAACGGATCATCTTCCGGAAGTGGTGGATTATATCCAACCTTAGAATACATAACGTACAGTTTGGTTATTTGACCCAGCAACGCTCCAGCATTTACCTGTTTGAATGTAAGACTATTATAAACAGTACCGTTTGCAGACCATGTACATACGTTATAATCCCATTCAGATGTGTCTTCGTCTCTTAATGGCCTCATTAAACTAGCACCTGCGCCTCCGCCAAGTTTCACGAAATCTATCTTGTATCCAGTCGGAACTTTCAACGTCATTGTTGTGTTACGGCCAAAAGACAACCAGAAGAATTGTTTCTATGATTCGGACATATAAGAAGCATCTACCCATATGGTTGCCGAAGATTCGGAGGGTTTAGAGAAACTTACTTCAAGAAGATCTTTTGTCATCTTATTTCCATTCAGACTCCTAATATACCCATCATACTGTTCGGTTGGATTTATATTTAACTCGGTCTAGAAATTGTATTTACCAATATCATTAAAGTTAAAGAATGCAACACCATAATCCTGTTGGCTGCTAGACGAAGAGTCGCTGCCGGAACTTCCGCTAGAACTACCACTAGATCCAGTATTCGTAGATCCAGTATCAGTAGAACCAGTATTCGTAGATCCAGTATTTGGTCTTGCCCCGCTTGGATTGCTATCCCCGCCAGGTGTGTTGTCTGATCCATCACTAGACGAAGAAGTAGTAGAGTTTGAGCTTTTTACTAGTTCATTTATTTTTGCTACAATAGTGTTAAGTTGCCGTGCGTACAGAGCATCTCCACTATTAAAATTAATATTTAGTTCTGCTATCATAATAATATATATGCTTTGTCTAATGATGATCTATTTAATTGGAATTCTCTTGCAGAATAACCACCTTCTGGAGTGGATATATATGCAGACGGAGCTAAAGGATTTACTCCAGCGAGCATACTCTCCGCAAGTATAAAATATCCAAAATCATCTATTTGAGGTTGCGGTGTATCTGGAACATCTGGAGTATCTGGTATTTCTATAGTAGGATCTTCTATGTCTACATCGACTAGCTATGATACGAAACTCATAGGATAACCAATGTAAGATAAATGTGCCTTTAGGGCACCATCTACTATAGGCTTGTTTATAGGATCATATACTGCATAAATATCATCACCTTCTACATAACATACAGGGATCTTTACCCATGGCATGTTATACGGAGTGCAATAGAATTTCCTAGCTGTATCATGATCTACCAACTTCATCGGAACCAACCTATCATGATGTCTATCATACGGATTATTTCCGCTGTCGTTCCAATTCAGTGCACTAGATACATAGTACATGAAATCTGAAGGTAATTCAAACTGCGTCACATTTATAGCAGGAGCATGTCTATTGTCAGATAAATTTAGATCCATGTGTCTTACAAGTGGGGCAAGGTCTGAAATGACTTTCGCATCACCCTCAAATGCAGATCTCCTAATGTTGTTACCAGTAAATTTTTGCGCAATTAGTGCTAAATAAGCTTTGTCAAGAAGTGTCGCGACCTCATATTCTGTTAACGATGGATATGACGAAGTAACATTTGCCTTGTCATATTCTATCATGAATTTAGTATATATGTCTTTGTGCGTCATATCTCATGTTATTGATCGTTAGATCACTTATTATTTGTTTCGTTTATAATAGCAAGCTTAAGGTCTTGATTCTTCTTATTATCCAAGTAAGCTATAGCGTCCTCAAGTGTATCAGCAAACATATCTGTGCCGTAGAAATAATGTGTCTTATCTTTACGTATTACACCCTTAGCAATAGCCTGCTCAAGTAAGAACTCTGTATCTTTAGCTTTGTTGTTAACCCATTTGTCAAAGAATCTCTTGGGTTGTTTATCAACCAAGTTAAACAATGTAGATTCAACAAGCTCGTTAGACATACGATCTGCAGACATACCAAACAGTCTAAGACACTGACGCATCTGATCGAGTGACAGTTTGTCGAACTCTTTGATAGCATCTCTGCGCAGTTTGTTCTGCTTGTTCTGTTCTACAGCTTCTGCTTCACGATTGATTAACAGATAATCTTTACCAGCATCCAACTTATCTAATGATGTAGCTACACGCTTATGTCCTGTGAGGAACTTAATAATCATAGCCTGACGAGGAATAGAATCATCTAATAGGAGTGTACGTGCCCCGATCTTTACAGAGAACGTGGTCCAGAAGTCTGACGTTTTAGCCAGATGTCCTTCCTCATAACCTAAAGCTTTTTCAAAATATCTCTCATCTTCTGGGGTGAGACCCGTATAAATCGACCCGGAACGTGTGAAGTAAGGAGCAATGTAATCGAAACAATGACGATACTTGACCAAACCAATCCAGGGATTCTTCTTTTTGATTTTTAATTCAACTACCATAATTTACATTAGTATGTTGAGCATCTAACAGGGGCCCGAAGGCCCCGTAGAATGCTTATGTGTTTAATTGATATTACGCACCAACTGTGTTAAAACCACCGTCGTTGGACAGCTCAGTATCCTCAGCGTCGCAGTACAGAATACCGCAAGACAGCGGGTTACGAACCATGATACCGACCTCACCGAGGAAGTGAACCTGGTAACCGTCGCGGCTGTTAGAACGGAGTGTATTAATGCTGTTAGCGTAGCCATTGGGAGCTACAGAACCGCCAGTATACCACTGAACGAACTCACGACCCTTACGGCAAACCTTAACGATGTTAGCCTGACCATCAGCGTTGCTGATATCGAGGAACAGGAATGTGTAAGACATCAGTGGTTTACCAGTCAGAGGATGAAGCTGACGGAAGATCTCCATGTTGTCGAACATAGGACAACGCTTCAGAGAGAGCTCAATGCCGTTAGTCATCTTATAGGTAGTGAACTGACCACCGAGAGTCAGGTTCTGACCGCTACCGGTTACAAATACATTATCACAGAGATGGAACGAAGCAACCTTCTCCTTCAGGATACGGTCGAACTCACGAATACCCATCTCACCAGTCAGAGCAACAAACTTGCGCTCGTTAGTACCCAGAACGTTGTAGCACAGATCGAACAGGTAGTCCTCGAACAACTCAGCTGTAAGAGTTGTGTAGTAACGTACGTTAGCCGGAGAGATCTGCTCGAACAGACCAGACATAGTTGGGACCATGTTGTTCACCTAGAATCGCTACTTCTAGATCGGATGGCTGCCGGTCAATTATGCCATCCAGCTGTATATTTCTACACAGATCAGACCATATCAAAACCCCTTCTAATAATTTAGAAGTTGGGTTGTTTCCATTTCGGGACGCTTGCCCCTACTCCCTCGCCAGGGATGGTCGTTGAACCTTCGTGATAGGTTGTTTATAAATAAGCCAATCTGTATAAAAGCCTGAAGGAACTGGAATACCTGTATTTGCATATTTGTTAATTGTTCCTATTTGGTAGGCTTTACCAAAGTATTTGCTTATTTTATGAGCGTTACTAAACTCTAACTTCTCTCCTGTTTTGGAATGAATTAGAGTATATTTATACCGGTCTCTGTTTCCAGAATCAATCGAATGCCATGTATTTTCTTTTGGTGTCATCCACCTTAAATTTTCTACACAGTTGTTGGTACGATCGTTATCTATATGATCTACTTGCGTTTTATTTTCCGGATCATCATTTGGAATAAATGCAAGAGCTACTAGTCGATGGGCTTGAAACTTTTTGTTTCTATCTCCATAATTTATCTTATATCTAACGTATCCTCCTTTACTGTGATACGGTTTTAAAAAGTCTTGCATATATTCCGAAAACACTCGGCCA